TTATATCGGTAGTTGCTGTCATAGGTGCTGCTAATACTGCTCCAAGTAATTGCAAGGTTGTTGTTGGTTGAACCATAGTTACAGATGCTGTAGTTGTCATAGCATCTACAACTCTTGGAATAATAAGGGTTGGCATTACAAATTCTGCGGATGCATTCATATGATCTGCAGAGTTATTTTCACCAATATCAAATTGTGGCATATGGAATAATGCTGATGCTGTAGCAGGTGTAGCAACATAATTATTATAACCTTCAATAAAAAGAGTAGGGTTTACAGGTTCAGCAAAAGCAGTTGCAGGTTCTGCAGGATATTCTACCGTTCTGCTAAATGTGGGCTGTACTGCTTCTCCAGAAGCTGTTGCTGGTGCAGCATTAAATCCAATGCTTAGTCCAGCTGTAGGAGTTACAGTTGTTGCGCTAGCCGTAGATGGATCTACAGCAATAGAAACATATATTTGAGTTGCAATTGTTGCATCTGTGGCGAGGGCTGAGGTAGTCATTGCATCAGCATTAACATTTTTATTTATAAGCCCTGAAGATAAAATATACAATAAACGAGTATGTAAATTAGAACCACTAAATACTGTTTCGTCCCAGCCACTATAGCTTGTTCCATCATTAAAAGATTCAATCAAAATACCGTTTGCATAAGCTGTTGAATCAGCAAAGGCTGGGGTTAGATCTAAATAAAAATTACTATTTCCATTAGTTGAATCATCAATTAATCTTGTAGTATACATAAGAGTTTTACTTATACTAGAATTAGTAACAGTAGTTGGATTTGCAATTGTACTGTTTACTTTATAAATGTTAAATGTATTATTAGGAGCAATGTCGTTAGTTGATGTAATTGTTAAATGTGCAGAATCAAATTTAACTTTAACTATTTTATCTCTATCAGGAATTCCGCTTACTGGAATTATTAAAAGAATTTTTTGATTTGTAGTTATTACACTACCAGATTTGTAGCGACCAATTGAGAATCCTGAATTAGCAGTTGTATTTGTTCCAGTATCTGTTTCTAATTGACGTATTGTTAAATCATAGCTTGAATCTTGATTTGTATCTCCGCCATAGAAATTAGAAGAAAGCAATGCTGAGGCTGTTGCTGGGTCAGCAGATACGTTTACAAATCTAGTTGTAGAAACAGTTGAGTCTGGAGAGGTTGCTGATGCTGTAGAAGGATCTGCTGAATATGCTATATTTTTAGTAGTTGCAATAATAGGATCTACGGCAAGGGCAGATGCAGTTGATACTCCGCCGCCATTGATATTTATATTTTTAACAACAGATACCACAGGATCTACCATCAAAGTAGAGGCAGTGGATGGATCTGCAGCAACAATAGCAACTTTATTTACTTCAAATGTTACGATTGTGGGATCATAATTATAGTATTCATAATTGCCTACAATTAAAAATAATCTATCTCCAGAAGCAACAGTTACATTGCTAAAGTTATATGTACTTGTTGATGAAACACCATTATCAATGTTTCCGTTACTCAAAAGGCTATAAGTTGAACCATTTACTAATTCTCTTTGAAACCACCAATCAATACCGTCAAAGTTATTTGTAGGATTAGCTAATTTTAATGTTACAGTTCCACTTACGGTAACAGAAGCCCCTGTTGTGTTTTTCCAAGCAATTGCGCTATATTGATTTGAAACTTTATCAGATGGGTGCATAAGCAAATTTGGAGTTGAATTAAAGCTATTTCTAAATTCACCAGAAGGAGCATTTGTGTTTGGAGCAGTAACCCGTTGAACATATGGATAATTGCCTAAATAATCTTGATTGTTATCCCATTGAGGTTCATTTCCTACAAGTTCATTTCCGCCAGTTTGATAATTAGGCAACAGTGTTGCTGTAGTTCTTGTAGAATTTGTATAATGATATTGCCACGCATTAGAAGTACTTTGCGTTGTTGCTACCCAATTACTATATGCGTTTCCAAATGACATAATAAAAAAAGGCCACAGCTTATGCCGTAGCCAAGACTCCTCTGGTAAAAGTTTGTGGTGTAATGCTTGAAATGCTATTTCCGCCTATTGATAAAACTGGAGCAAGGGAGAAGCGAGATACAGTTGGAGCAATAATGACAACATCTGAGACGAGCTCAACAACTGTCTTTGACTCCACCATTACAGCGCCTGCTGTTAGTGGTCCCGCTTCTACCCTTACGTCCATTGGATTACCTTACGCTACTGTAATGCGGACAATACCTGTCGCATCCCATGTAATTGTAAAGTTACCGTTGGTTGAAGACTGATCTGAAGAAAAGTCTACATATCCAATTAATGCTTTTGATCCTGCTGTTGCGCCTGAGTCATTGTAGACTACTGCGTAACGAGCAGTGATTGTTGAAGAAGACCATGTAACATCTGCTGCATCAAGAACAATTACGTTAGTTCCTGAATCATAAGTTACTGTCTTGCTTCCAAGTGTCTGTCCACCAGCTGTGTAGCCAGTTCCAGATACTTCGTTTGCAGATACGTCATCGAAATAATCGTGAGTATCCTGATTAGGTGTGTAAGAAGATGTTAGAAGAGCTACCTTAATGGTATCTGAATCCCAATCGATCTCCTTATTGAGGGACTTTGCTAGGAATTGTCCGTATAGTTTTGATGGCATATTCTATTCCCCCTTATGCGGTCTTCTCAACGATTGCAAATGCTGTAGCATCGGCAACTGCAAAGCCACGACGAATACGTGTCTTAAGAAGAACCCCATCTTTTGTAAATTCTGCATCACGAGATACAACTGATTCAATTCCACCACGAACACCGTTGATAAGCATTTGACGGTTACCTACGATAAGTAGTGGGTTTCCTGCAGGAGCATCTGTTGCTGCTGCTGATGTAGCAGCACCATAAGATACAACTAGTGGGTATCCAAGAAGAGTTCCTGGTGTTCCATCTAGTGGATTAGGCAATACGTACTCATTGTTTGCGCCAATCATGCTGCGAATGTGTGCAAGCATCTTTGGGTGAGCCATGAATACAGTATTAGCTGCATCAAACTTGTTTGAAGACTCTACTAGACCAAGAGCATTTGAAATGTCTTCGAATGTTAAAGCTCCACCTGTCTGAATTAGGTTTGCGCCTGCTGATCCTGGTGATACTGCACGGTATAGAGATGTAAACGGCTGACCGTCATCTCCATCGCCTGCTGCTGTTACTCCAAGACATGCGTTGTCGAATTTGCGAGCCCAACGTGAAGCCCACTCTCTCTTTGACGCTGTTAAAACATCTACGAGGTTATCATTTAGATCTTCCTCTGATACGTGCATAATTTGTGCGTACTTACGTGCTGTCAAGACAATTTCATCCAAAGTTGCTGATGCTTCTGGGATTGTTCCACCCTCAGCGACAACTTGTGGAGCGTCTGTAACAAAACGAGGTACAGTTTTTGTGCGAGATGCCATGGTTTCACGACGAGCAAAGCGTTCTACTGCTGAATTAGCAATAAGGTCTTGAATTACAACCGAACCTTGTTCCTCGAGAATATAACCATTAGCTTCTGTAAAATCTGTTCTAGCCATGTTATTTCTCCTTATGTTATGTTATTTTGAACTATTGAAAATAGACTATCGTCCAATATATCTATGGTCGCAAGCCCAAACGTCCATCTGGAGCCTTGCATACCACAATTATACCGCAAAACAATACTATTTCCTACCCAGAACCGCCATTGCTTGACGTTCTGATGCTGAAATTTTTCTATCTACTGGTGTTGAATCGGCAGAATCTGCTTTTCCTGCAACCAATAGCTTTGGATCAAACAATTCTGGGAAATCTTCTTTGATTCCCTTAATTTGATCTTCTAAACCAACTATATTTAATTCTTCATCAAATGATAGTTCATCTAGTTTAAGATACTTGAATAATCTGTCAGTATTGGCTAATTTAAGTTCAGCCAATTGCTGCATTACCTTTTCTTTTAGTAATTTGCCAGAGTATTTAGCATTTTCATTACGATACTTGTCTATTTCTACTTCAAGAGCTTCTTTCTCTTCACGAAATTGCTTAGCATCCTTTTTAGCACGATCCAAAGCGGCAAGAACCGCTGCTGGATCTTTTATTTCTGCCGATTCAGTTGACGTACCATCTAACTGAGTTTCTTCTGTCATTGTTGTCCTGTCTGTTCATCTCTTTCAGCCGCTGCTTGTTGCAGAGCTAAGTTATTTGAATTTAATCCCGTTCCACGAAGTGCTACTTCTGTAGGATCTGTTTGTGGTCCTGTAGCTGCAATAGATGCTTCAGCAACCTGTGCTGCAATTTCTGCATCATATCCAAGCTCCAATAGGATCTGCTCTAGTGGCATACCTACAGACTTCTTACGAACTGCGATATCCCAACTATCTACTGAGTCTACTGTTTCAGCGCTCTTCCAAATGATTTCAATATCAGCCTGAATTCCTTCTACTCTAATCATGAATTTAAATAAATCTCTCCATGTTCC